ATGGGCAAGCTTACGAAAGCGGAAATCGAACGGGCCGACATGAGCGGCACCAACAAGAAGAGTTTGACGCTATGGGACGGCGACGGGCTGGGCCTCAAGGTCACCAAGTCGCCCAAGAAAGGCAGCATCCGCAAAGTGTGGCAGACAAGAGCGACGCTGGGCGGTGAAAGGCTGACCGTGAGCATTGGCACATACCCCCGTGTCGGCATCGCCGAAGCCCGACGCGAGAACCAGCGCATACAGGTGCAGGTGCGCGACGGTATCGACCCGCGCAGCCAAAGAGCGCAGCGGCGCGCACCGGCCCCCATGGTGATCCCGGCGCAAGCTGGCACCCCACAAGCCATGACCTTCGCTGAAGCGGCTGACAGCTACGTTGCCGAGAAAACCAAGGAGTTCAAAAACCCGAAGCACAAGCAACAGTGGCGCAACACACTCACGACTTACGCGGTGCCAGTGATCGGCAAGAAGAGCGTGGACACGATCACGCCCGACGACGTGTTGGCCGTGCTCAAGCCAATCTGGCACGAAAAGACCGAAACGGCGTCACGCCTGCGAGGCCGGATCGAACGGGTGTTGGACTGGGCCAAGGTCAAGAAGCTGCGGGAAGGCGAGAACCCGGCAAGCTGGGCGGGCAATCTCGAATACCTCTTGCCCAGCCCCAAGAAGATCAAAGACAGCAAGAAGCGCGCGGCTCTGCACCATGACGAACTGCCAGAGTTCTTTGCGGCTGTGATCGACAACGGCAACCCGGCGGGCCTTGCACTCGCCTTTCTGATCCTGACCGGCACACGTTCGGGCGAGGTACGCGGCGCGCGGTGGGATGAAATCGACGGCGACACATGGACGATCCCGGCTGAACGCATGAAGATGAACCGCCCCCACACAGCGCCCCTGTCACCTCACGCACTCGACATACTGGCCAAGCTGCGCGGCGTGCATCCTGACCTTGTGTTTGCCAACCCGAACACCAAGAAACAGCTTTCTGAAAACGCGCTGTCGTCGTTCATCAAGAAGAGCATGAAGCGCACGGACGTAACTGCACATGGTATGCGGGCCACATTCCGCACGTGGGCGGCTGAGCAAGGCGCTGACCACCAAGTCGCCGAAATGTGCCTAGCTCATGACGTGCGCGGCGTGGTCGAAAGCGCCTACAATCGCACAGATTACCTTGAGCGTCGGCGCGATCTGATGGACCAGTGGTCAACCTATGTCGGGTCGCGCCTGCCAACACCTCGACGACGCCGCCACCTAGGATGAGCTTGTCAAGCAAACTGTTGACAACAAACGATAATTTGCATCTTCGAGAGTAATCAGCTATGGTCAGGCCCCGACAAAGCTGCGAGGCCTGACCGAAATGTCTGAACACGAGTTCTTGACCCCAAAAGAGGCGGCGGCACTTCTTCGAGTGTCCCGCGCTACACTTGACCGCCATGTGAAGGCGGGCAACTTGCCCCAGCCACGCAGGCTTGGACAAACCCGCCTGTTCGACAAAGCCGAGTTGATCCGAGCTCTTGAGGCGACGGCAGAACCGACACACTGACCGATTACCCGGCCAACCTCTAACCAAGCACCCAACCAAGGCGTATGGTCAGGCCCACAACATATAGGCTCAAGGGAACCCTGCCCGGAAACAGTATGAGGGGGCATATATCGGAGGTGGGGGAGACCTATAAGTTTGTCGCACGGCGCGGTACGGTGCCTAAATTACTTAGGAGAAAATAATGGCACGAGACGAAGCAACAGATTTTGACGAAGACTATGAAGACAACAATGAGGAATATTATGACGAAATTCAAAAACACGTAGCATCAACTCAGAATGCGAACACCCTGGTCCTGCTTCTGAGTTGGCTAGGCTGCTTGGTCTGTGCGGGCTTTGGTGTGTATTCATTTTTGGATAATGGTGATTGGACGCTGGCAGTCGTTTTGCCCGGTGTATCCATCGTAGGCGCTTCGCTGGCTTACCTGCTTTGGGCATTCGTTCAGAATTCTACGAATACCACCGAGCTACTTATCATAATTGCTTCAAGAGATGACGTTTCTGATTGATCCAACGCACCCGGTGCGCAGAGTTGCCCCAAGAAAGCGGCAACGGCCCCAGCCAGAGGTGCGGGCGGCACGGTGGCTTGCGGCTAATTTTGTGATCCCGTCGGGCCAGCACGAGGGCGAACCCTTCGAACTGCACGACTTCCAGCTTGATCTATTCCGCGCCTACTTCGCCAAGGATCACGACGGGCCGACCTATCGCACGATCATTTTCACGACGCCGCGCAAGCTGGGGAAATCGACCCTCTTGGCGGCGCTGTTACTGTGCCTCATGTGCCCTGACAGCCCGGTCTATAGGAAAGGGTTCCGGGGCGCTGTAGCAGCCCCCAGTGAGAAACACGCCCGATGGATTGCCGAAGCAATCCGTGCGCTTGCCGATGCGGCGGGCCGTGGCGAAGAGGTAGAGACCAAGACCAACCCGCGCCCGGGCGTGATCCATTGCCACGACGGGCAAGTGATCCTGAGCACAGGCACCCGCGCACAGGGTCACGGTGCTGATCTTGATCTTGCCGTCATAGATGAGACGGGCCTCATTGCGGGGCAGAAATCCGATGGCCTCATATCGGGGTTCTACGACGCCTTGTCGGCCCGCAACGGGCAATTGATCCTGACAGGCACGCGCGGCGATGCGAACGAATACAACGAACTTATCGAACACCCCGACAAGCGCACCTGCGTGATCCTGCACGGGGCCAGCAAGGATGACGATCCCGGCGACCCGGCGACTTGGGAAAAGGCGAACCCCGACGCGGGCCGGATCAAGCCCCGGCGGTTCCTGCAAGACGCCTACGAAAAGGCCGCAGCCGGGGGGTCCGTTGCTGAGTTTCAGGCGTGGCAATTGAACGTTCCCCTGTCGCCTTCCCGGGAATTGCTCTTGGACTATGACACAGTAAAACGGGCGTACCGCGATGACCCCCAGCCGATCCCGGGCGAACCCTGCCACCTTGGGATTGACCTAGGCGGACCAGCGTCGATGACGGCGGCTGTCGTGGCGTACGAAAGCGGCGTGATCCGCGTTCTGGGGGCATTTCCGGGGGCAGATATGGATCTGCGCGCCCGTGGCAAACGGGACCAAGTGGGCGATCTGTGGGCGCGCTGTGCCAACGCTGGCGAACTGATCGAAACGTCAGGCAGTGTCTCGGATTTGGCGGAGTTCATTCCCGAGGTGTTGAACTTGATCGGCAACCACCCCGTGCGGAGCGTGTCCTGCGACCGATACAGGCAGCACGAATTTGAGACGGCCCTTGCCCGGGCGCGGATATCTTGGCCCGTCATATACCGAGGGACCGGCCCGAAAGACGGTGATCAGGATATCCGCGCCACCCGTCGCCTTTTCTTGGCCGGGGCGGTGACCTTGAAACGGTCAATCTTGTTGGAAGGTTCGCTTGGCGAAGCGGATGTACGGGTCAGCAGTACAGGGGCAGTTCAGCTAGACAAATCGCATATCCATGCGAGGATAGATGTGGCACAGGCCCTTTGTCTGGCGTGCTCAGCACTTCTGAGGGCACGCGAAGAGGTGCCCCCCGAATACGTCGTGGAGGTGCTCTAATGTCGTACCGCCCCGACCAATTGAACAACGATAGATGGCGGGCCATGCGCCCGTTCATTGCTCAGAGCGCCGCGTTCCGGTGCGAGCATTGCCACAAGTTTCTTGGCATGACTGGTCACGTTGACCACATCGTGCCCCGATCTGATTGCGAGGACATGGGCATACACGTCTATGATCCGAGCAATTGCCAGTATCTCTGTGCTTCCTGTCACAACAGCAAGAGCAACCGTGAACGGTGGGCACGAGTAGAACCGACAAAACGTAGGGCAAAGGATGCGTTTCGACGGGTTCGAGTGAAAGGCCGCGAGGAATTTCTCCAAGCGGCGGGCATTCAAACCGAAGAAAGGCTAGGCCCAAATGTTGAAATCTCAAACGATCCACCTTGAACAGTCGAAGCGCCGCGAGCGCATGGCTGAAATCCAAAAGGCTGATGAAATCAGCGAGGATGGCCGCAACGAACTGCGCAGCCTGACCGACGCCTATCAGGGCGCGGAAATCGAACTGCGCGCCGCGCTGGTGCTGGAAGAGGCCGAGCGGGAACAGATCAAGGAACCCGACAACGCGCAAAAGGACTTTGAGCGCGAGTGCCGGGCATTTGATCCAACTGCGGTCATTGTCGCGCAAGTGGACCAGAAGCTTTTGCAGGGCCGCGAGGCCGAGGTGCAAGCCGAACTGGAACAACGACATGGTGCCCCGCAAAAGGGTGTCTACATCCCGTGGGAAGCTATGATTGAAACCCGTGCCGATGTTGTCACCGATAGTACCCCCGGCACGTCAGAAGAACTGGCATCCCGTCCGGTGATGGCTGCTTTGCAACGTTTCTTCGAAGCGTCTGCGGCTTCGCGTTTTGGCGTGCAGTCCATCCAAGTGAACGGTGCGCCGACCTTCCCCGAAATCACGGGCGGGCCGAGCCTGTCATGGGTTGCCGAGGGTGCGGGCGCGGACGCCGAGGCCATGACCACCACGAGCAAGACGCCCGCGATCCATACGGCTACTGGCCGCGTAAAACTGACGAGACAGGCGGTGCGCCAAACGCCGGGCCTGCGGAACTTTGTTCAGCGCGATCTGAGCGAGGCCCTGCGGGAAGGAATGGACAAGGCAGTCTTCCAAGGCACGGGCGCAGATGAGCAACCGGCGGGCTTCGAAACCGTGCTGACGGGTGGCCGCACCACGGCCCTTGATGACGTGGCCAGCTTTTCGGACTTCCTGCTGTATGCCACCCAAATTCAGGAAACCGCCAAGCTGTCGGACCCGTCGCAGGTTCGTATTGCCGGTTCTCCTATCGTGGCCCAAACGCTGCTGGATACCCTGATCACGGGCACGGCTGTGAGCGAAATGGACCGCCTGAAATCCGCCGGGTTCTCGACCCTGTGGAGTTCTCAGGTATCGACCCGGGGCAACCGTGACGCGACCGACAAAGGGGCCAGCACGGTCTATTTCGGGGCTGGATCGAACAATGCCTATATGACGGCTTGGGGTTCGCCCGAACTGATCGTGGACCCGTACAGCGAAAGCAAAACAGGGCACGTGGCGCTGACCATGTTCGCGTTCGTGGATATCCTGATCCAGCGTGCGGCAACGCACTTTTTCAAGCTGACGGGGGTTCAAGACCGGGCATGACACATCGCACCATCTGGGCCAGTGACGGCTTAGAGGTGCGGCGGCAAGGGGAGCGTCCGGTTATTGCCGGGCGGTTCCCGTATAACGCCCTAGCTGTCATCTCGAACCGTGGACGCGGGCCAAGTGCCCCCCGCAAAGAAACCATCCGGCCCGGAGCGTTTGAATTTTCGCTTCGGGACGAAAGCCGCGAAATCAACCTGCTGTTTGGCCATTCGTTTGACCGGCCTATTGCGTCGCGGTCTACCGGCACTTTGGCGCTGACGGACACGCCCGAGGCTCTGACGTTTGAGGCTGAAATCCGACCTGAAATGGAACGGACCAGCCACGTGCAAGATGCTGTCGCCATGATCGAAGCGGGCCTAGCTGTCGGCATCTCGCCCGGGTTCATGGTCCCGCCAAAGGACGTTGTGCCCGATGCTGAAACTCTTGTGCCAGAAGAGGGCAACGAAAGCGTGTTCGTTCGCGTGCTCAATCATCTGCTGTTGGTCGAACTGAGCATCGTTACCCGTCCGGCCTATCCCGAAAGCCAAGCTGAAATCCGGGCGTTTGCTGAGGCAGCGGCCCCAGTGCGCTCAAACCGAAAGGTATTTCTTCCATGAGTATCACACAGATTGACCTGACCCGGGGCACGGCCCCGACCACCCCCAGCCCGGTTGACGTTGCCCTAGAGGCGAGCGTCACGAATGAGCGGGCAACGTCCATGATTGAGGCGTCTTGGCACCTTGCCGAGGCATACACGGGGCGAACCTATTGGCCTGTCACTGCGGCTGTGGCCGTGGGCACGCTGACCGAAGCGGGCGCGCTGTGCTGGCCAAGGCACCCTTTTCCAGCAGCCGTTAGGGTAGATGAGTTTACCGGCGGTGCCTGGGTGGAACACACCGGCCATTCCTATGTGCCCGAGACAGGCGAAATTCTCGACCTAACGGCGGGCCGCTATCGCATCACTCAAACCGGCACAGTGACGCCTGACGAACCCGGTCCGCATGTGTTGGAAGCTGTGCGAAATCTGGCCCTGTACCAGTTGATCCATTCGGCTGCGCGGCGTGAGTTCAAAACCATGCAAGCCGGTGACAGCACGCTGACGCGGGAAGCCTTGGCGGGCCTCTTCAAAGGCTCGGGCGCGGGCGTTCTCATTGCAAGCGAAGTGAGGTGGTGACATGTGGCCATTCAAACGAAAGCACGGCCCCGAACGCGAGGAACGCAGCGCGTTTCCCGGTGTCACAGGGGCCTATATCGACGCCAAGCGGCGCGAGGTGTCTAGCGACGGCTCAGCGGCTCTGAGCGCCACGCTGGCGGCTTGTGTGGGCATGTGGGGGCGAGGCATGGCGATGCTTGAACCCGACGTCACCGGGACGCTCACGGCCCCTGTGTTGGATGCTATCGGGCGTGACCTAATCATGCGCGGCGAAAGCGTCTGGCATATCCGCTTAGAAGGTGGCGAAGCTGTCCTAAAGCGAGTGGCGTACCATGATTTGGTGGCCCCGGGCCGGTATCACCTCACAATCGCGCGCCCAAATGACACGGAAACCGTGCGCGCACTGGCGGGCGAGGTGTTGCACCTGATCGTGAACCCCGATCCGGTCGCGCCTTGGCAGGGGCGTTCCCCGTTCCGGCTGATGGGCGCAAGCCCGGGCTTGATGGCTGATATTGAGGGGGCTTTGTCAGGGGCGACGGAATGGACCGCCAAAGGCATCTTGCCAATGCCTGAGCAAGTGCCACAGGAACAGCAAGAGGCCGCGCTACGGGGCCTCAAGGCGGGCGGGCGGCTTGCTGCGATCCGGTCCAAGGCTGAGTTCGCGACGAACACCGGGCAAGCGCGCGGGCTGGAATGGAAGCGGGTCGATCTGACGCCGAACCTCAAGGACGCCGACCTAAACGACGCAACGGACAGCTTGCATGAACGGCTGTTGGCAGCGTCGGGCGTGCCGCCTGCGCTCATTACATCGTCGGGCGCAGCTTCTAGCATGAGGGAAGCCTATAGGTTGTTCGTTCTGACCACGATTGAGCCAATGGCGCGCACGCTCTTGCCGGAACTGTCTAAGATCGGCGTGTCGAAACTCAGTACCGCATCCATGATGTCGGCAGATGTGGCGGGCCGTGCCCGGGCCGTCGGGATTTTGACCGGGGCGGGAATGCCCCTTGAGCAAGCATTGGCAAAGGTGGGGTGGAATGATGCGTGACCAAATACAGCAAGCCTTTCAGCGCGCGGCGCGCAACGCGGGGCCGCTTTGGCAACCTGTGACTGTCTACGTGCAACCAGTTGACGACGAGTTCGGCAGACCCATTCCGAACACGTTTGACTGGACCGGCAACAGCTATGCGTGCGTCTGGTGGGGAGACAGTGACGCCTATTCCAAAACCGCAGGGGGCGAAGTGGGGGAAGGCCGCGCAACGCTGGCGGGCTTGGGGGGCACGCCTGACTTGATCCTGACCGCGCAAGGCGAGTTTTTGGAAGTCACCGACGATCTGGGCCGCGACGCCTTGGGCATGGGCCTAACGGTCAAGGTGCGGCGCTGGAAGCGGGACGCCCCCACGATCCGCAACGCGGCCCCGTGACATGCCGAGACCGGGAACCCCAGTCCCGCTTTCGGTCAAACGTGAAAGCCACCCGCGCAAAATGCTCATGGCGTTGGCGATCATGTACGACATAGAGGGCGAAGTGCGCGAAGCGCTTGCCGGACAGGTTGAACCACACCTGACGGGAACGCTTGGCGAAATCCTGAAACAGTCGCGGCAAGTGTCGGGCCTGTCCATTCAGCAAGTGCATGAGCGGAGCGGCGTGGCCCGGTCCCAAATTCAGATTTTGGAACACGACCGTTCCAAGAACCCCGGCGTTTCGCTGTTGCAGAAGGTGGCCCATGGATACGGCTTGCCCTTTTACGTCGTCTTGATGGGCGCAATGCGCACGACCGACCAATTCATGACCCCAACACGTCAACGCACCCGATGCGCAAGAAAGGGGGATTAGAAAAGAAAATCGCCCGGCGTCATGCAAAGGAGACCGGGCGATTAACTGGCTACCTTGACGGGGAATTCCAATAGCCAACAGACCAAGGTTAGCTTGGAAAGAATACCAAGCCCGATTTACCTTGGCAATCTAATTACCTGAAATGCCGGAATAAAAGCCATTAACATTGGCGCGACCCTCTTATTAGTGATTTAAAACCCGGCATTTTGACCAAAGGTGTAGGGATCTGCACTGTGCCTGGGTAAATTGAGTGTGAACTAAAAGCCGACCAAACCAAGGAGAGAATAAATGCTCACTGTAGAGTTCGACATGGACGAATTCAAATACAACCTGAATGCATTGACATACGCCGAGTTCAAAATTTGGGTGGCGATAAAGCTGCGGATCATGGACATGGAAGCGCAGAATGCAGCGGCGAGTGACTGGTGGTCCTGCGTGGTCAAGAAAGCCGATCTTGTGGACGATACCGAAATGTCGTTCCGCTGGATCGTGGAGGCGACCAAGAGCCTTGTGGGAAAGGGATTTTTCAGGCGGCGCATAGATCGTGTCACGCGTGCATGGGTGTACACCGAACCCCGGGTGTTACCCTATCAAGTGCGGAAACGAACACGCCGCGCAGCATGAAAAGAAAAGGCCCCCGCCGGGACCAAGATCGGCGAGGGCCTTAAAAGAGGAAATCGGTATCCGGCCAAGGAAAGGATTACCTGCAATGACCAACCCTGAAACGAAAAGCCAGCCACATGAACATTCGCCAAAACAAGGAAAACATCCACAATGAATAATTTACCAAATACACCGCCCGATGTCAATTCTACCGTCGCCTATTTGCTAAAGGCGCACACGCACGATGGGAAAAAGATTTCGACCCAATGGAGAAAAGAGCCAATACGCAGCGACAAGCAATTGATTGAAGGGCAAAAGGGTTACCCAAAAAACGCCACGACACGGTTAAATCATGCCGCAGTATGTGAGTTTATCGAAAAAGTAGTTGATGAAAACCCGTATCAAAAAGACGGCTATGCGTGGACGCAACCGCTGGAAATCGACGCTTGGGCGCGTGCCGTCGGCTTGGATCGAAAAGCGTTTGAA